ATACTAAATTAGAAAAATCTTTGATGGAAGAGTTAAATGCTCTACTTGAAGTTGATGCCGCTGAAGCAGAAATTACTATGGCAGCCAGAGGTATTGTTGATGAATTACAAGACGTTATTGAAAAGTTAGGTAAGATTCAAAACGACCAAATTGGTCCACTAGCAGACGAAATGGCATACTCACATGGTCCAGAACAAGCGGCAACGTTTAAAGGTTCAGTTGACGATGCAATTAACGGTTTACTAGGACAAGCACGTTCTGCCAAAGATGCAGTAGCAGACGCAACACTTGTACTATCAGGCGAAAAATCATCTGATGACATGAGTGATGTTGAACTTGGTGGCGACATGGGTGATGACTTTGCTGACGATATCGAAGCAGATATGGGCGGCGATGAATCAGCATCAGGCGAAGAATCAAATCCGTTAGGTAGAGAAGAAAGAGACTAGCATGAATTTCGCCAAACTTCTACAAGAGAAGGCGAATTATGATGCTCAGTTAATGGGCGATATTAATGCTTATCTTATTTCATTAAAAGCAAATGATATTCCATCAGTGTCTATGGACATGATGGTTCGTGAGTTGAATGGAATGGGATATTCAGTTAATGCAGAGTCCATGGTTGACTTATTATCAAATAGTAATTACGTTACGAAAGTAACGGTAGATACAATTGATTTAGAAAATAGATATAATAAAAATAAAGACGATGCTGACAAAAAGAAAGTGCGTAAGTTAGCAGTTAAAACAGCAAAGAAGAAGGTGAAATAATGGCATTTATAGTTAAAGGCGGTATGAAAGAAATCTCTAAAAAAGAGATGAAAAAACATATGGAAAACCTAGATAAAAAAATAGACCTAATGGAAGGACTTTCCAACCATAAGAAAGAAATTCGAAAAGAAGTTCTATCTGCAAAAAGACACCGTGAATTTATGGGTAGAGTTGCAAAAAATGAAGAAAGAGATTTAGCAAACGCAGTAGCCACAAGTGAAATCGTATCAATTGCAGTAGGTGAAGAGATTCAAACATCTGTAGAAAAAGTAGAACTACCAGAAGTAAATTTCGAATCAATGACTAAAAAGCAGATTGATGAATGGGCAGAACAAAATCTTGGTATTCAATTAGACAGACGCCACACTAAAGCAAAACTTATTGAAGAAATCAAAGAAAACATGTAATTTCGCTTGATTTCTAATTCAAAGTATAGTATAATAGTGCTATGCTTACAGAAAAATTCACCTATAAACCCCTAGAACGAGTAAACATCAAAGGCAGTCGGCATTATCAAACGCCCGACGGACAGCCTTTGCCAAGTGTTACAACAGTACTCGATGCATTAAAAGATAAATCTGCTTTATTTGAATGGCGCAAACGTGTCGGCAATGAAGAAGCAGATAGAATTATGCGACTTGCTACTGGCATCGGAACACAAGTTCATTTACATCTCGAAAAATTTATACTAGAAGAAGTTAGACCTAACGGTTCAAATCTCATACATCAGATGGCAAGAGAATTATCAGAGATTGTCATTGATAATGGTCTATCTAAAGTAGACGAGGTATGGGGAACAGAAGTTCCATTATATTATCCCGGACTATATGCAGGCACAACAGACTGTGTTGGCGTGTATGAAGGTAAACCAGCAATTATCGATTTCAAAACAACTCGTAAGCCAAAGAAACGTGAATGGATTGATGATTACTTCTTACAGGGTGCGGCATATGCCGAAGCCCATAATGAAATTTATGGTACTGATATAAAAACAATTGTTATTATGATGATTGGCTGGGATGCAGAAGCAGATAATATGGGTAACTACCAAGAATTTGTTGTTGAAAGTGATGAATATGAACGTTATGCCAGATTATGGGCAGGTAAAGTCCAAGCGTATTTTGATAAATACATGTAATAATGGGAGTTAAAAATGGCAACAAACGTAAAAATATTATTAAGAAGAGGTTTACGCAGTGAATTATCAGGAGATACATTATCTGCTGGTGAATTAGGTTATACTACTGACACCAATCAGTTATATGTTGGTGTTGAAGAAGCAATAAACGAATTGCGTTTTGACCCTTTTGCTAATGCACACGCAGTTATTCAATCTTGGTTGAATAGTGCTGATTGTCCAGTATCAGGCTTAACAGTGGATGAAGACTTAGTTGTTGCTGATATCCCATCAGGACAAATAGATAATATTATTAAAGCATTAAACACCTATAGCCAAACTCTTGTATTCAATAGTTCTACTGCAACATTTCCTGTAGGCGAATTATTAACTCAATACGTACAAAAAAGAACAGTTCTTACATCTCCAAATGTAATTCCAGATATAAACTCAATTACTGCTACTTTTGATGTAGAGGGCGAAACTATTACAGCAAGTGCTGTGACACTTTCTGCACTACTAACTACATTACAAACAAATGCGGCAATATCAACAGCAAATGTTATTGTTGAAGTTGTTGGTTCAGGTGCGGCAAGTAAACTTAAAATTTGTAAAATCGATGGTAATGAACTTAATGTAAATTTTGCATCAGGTCATGCGGCTCTAGGATTTGGTCAAGCAACTAATACAGTAGCGGCAGTTACTGGCTTTGATGTCCATGCAAATGGTAAAATTACAGCATCAGTTCCTGGTTCTGGTATTACCACAGTCACAGTAGAAGTCAATGAATATTCAGACTACTTTGCTTATCAACAAGAAGGTACTGGCTATCCATATGCTAACGCTCCAGACTCAACTGCATACTTTAAATTTGGCACACCAAGTACTCCTGATTATTCAGCATTATCTCCAGCAGTTGATACAACAAGTATTACAGGTGCATCAGATGTAAAGATTGGATTATTTGGAAGTAAAAGAAAGAACGTAGAAGTTCTTACAGAAGAATCAAGAAATCAATTATTCACTAATCAACATTTAAAATCATATTCAGCATCAACAGGTCTACGTTCAGACTTGTATAAGAAAGAATTAACAGGTACATCAGGAACATTTTTATCTTATGTTGCCGCAGAGGCAACTACATTCTTTATTGATTACTCACTAAAACAAGTAGGGTCTTCAATAACATTTGTTCGTACTGGCACACTTAGAATGATTAACGGAGTACCACAATCAATCAGTTTAGCAAAACTTACAGATACTAACGTAGAAGTTCACCAAGATACAAATACGGATACTGTTGTAGATGCTAACGAGATGTCAAATATCGTTTTTGTCGCCGCAATCGATGGAAGTGATATTAAAGTTAATTACACACAAGATGCAAATTTTACTACTGAAATATCATATACTGTAAAACGATGGACGATGTAAATGCAAGATAAAGCAATATTGCTTTATGAATGGCGCCAATTACGATTAAAACTTCAAAAAAAATTTAATAAAAATACATTGCAAGAAATCGTAAATTGGTGGAAATCTTTTCCATATCATAACAATGGATTCAATTATGATGATGTAACAACTTTTCCTGATGTATGGGAATATATTAGTGAAGAGTATTATACAAACAGCGGCAATGGACTTGCCTGTTTCTACACTCTATATCACGCATACCCAGATAACAAACCAGAATTATGGCTAATATTAGACCTTAGTCAAGGTGGAGAGATATATCTTGTTGCGTATATGGATGGTTATGTACTTAATCGATTACATGGTAAAGTAGATAAGTACGAGAAAGTCAAAGGTGACATAGATATTATGGAACGAATGACATATGATGACATACAACCACACCTTAAAGATAGAAAATAATTAAGTGTGTAGTTTATGTATAAATAAATACATATAATAACAAAAGGTAAATAAAAATGCTAAAAGAAAAAATATATGAAAAGGGTGATATAGTAACTTTATACTTACAAACAGGTCAAGAAATCTTAGGAAAACTTGATGAAGAGAACGGTTCTTATATAGTTATTACAAAGCCATTAACTATTGCAATGGGACCTAAGGGTGCTATGTTTCAAACTTTCACTGTAACAGGTGATAGTGAGAATAACGTATATTTCAAACAAGATAAAGTTATTTCTATGTTAAAGACTAGAAAAGAAACGACAGATGCATATACACAAGCAACGTCTACAATTATAACTCCAGATAAAGGAGGCATCGTAACATAATGCCACAAGCCGCTAGAACAACTGACCCAATATCACCACATTCACCATGTTCGCCAGAACAATGTGGACCTGGAAGTGATAATGTGATTATTCAAGGATTGCCTGCATATCGTGTTGGTGATTCAACAGTACCACATGGCTTTGTTCTATGCGTTCCACATGTTACACCATTAGTGAGTGGTTCTCATAACGTCTTTATAAATGGGCAACCAGCAGGAAGAGTAGGAGATAATCATTCTTGTGGTGTGGTAGTAGTGTCAGGTTCAGATAAGGTGATGATAAACGGTGGTTCTACTGGTGGAGGCGTAGGATATAAACCATCATCTCCCTCATCAATGCCTTTGATGTCAGAATCAGCCCCATCTGGTGGTTTTGCCGCCGCTGTTCCAGGTGAGTTAGGGAGTTATATTCAACAAAAAGAAACATTTGTTTCTTGTGCGTTCCTTGATGGGTCTCAGTATACTAATGGTTATGGAACAGAAGCATCAAGTCCTACTGAATGTATAAGTGAGACAGAAGCGAAAACTAGAATGGATGCAGACTTAAGTGTTCGTAGAACTTTTGTTACTAACTACGGCAATACCCACGGATATAATTGGTCAGATACACAAATTGATGCTCTTACTAGTTTTGCATATAATCTAGGTACTGGAGCAATTTCTCAAGTAACTGATGGCGCAACTAGAACAGATGACGTTATTGCAAACAAAATGCTATTATATAATAAATCAGAAGGTGTTGTACTGCCTGGACTTACTCAACGCAGAATAGAAGAAAGTGATTGGTTTAAGAGCGGAATGAACTAAGGAGATAAAAATGGCTAGTGAAGCGGAAATCGAAAGACTATATCAGTTATTTGTTGCGAATGGTGGAGGAAATCTAACATTCTCAAGTTCAAATTTAACGCCAAAGCAATATTCAGAGGCTGTTAATGCATCTCAATTGACGCCACTTGAAATGGCGCAGTTAGAATCAAGGCAACACCAGTTTAATAGACAGTCTGCTTTAAACACAATTGCAGATGAGATAGATAAAAATAACTTTAATAATCCATATTCAGCAAGAGGAATATTTGGAACTTCTTTATTGAATACTTTAGGAGCCCATCAAGGTTCTATAAATGCTGGATTAATAAATGGTGCGTTTAGTGGTTTTACAGATGCCAACAGAGCATTAGTTGTTGCAGGAGTTCTGTCAGCAACAGGAGTAGATTTAGAGAAGATTATAAAAATTGCGGCATTAACTGGATTAGGAACTTCAATGTATTCATCATTGACAGACCATACTAATAATCAGACTGCAAATGTTCCAAAAACAATGGAAGATGTAAGTTCATTATCATCAATGAATGAACAATTTGGCGAGCAAGGAGACCCTTGTTCGTTCTTTAATCAATTGATGGGAATATTAGCAGGCATATATGATGGAACATTAGATTTTATCGAAAAGGCAATTGGTGATATAACATCTTTTCTTAATAAAACTGGAATTACACAACTATTTTTAGATATTATAAATGCAATAAATGGCGCAGTTGGTGGAGTAGCAACGGCAGTAGCCGCAATTACTGGACTATTAGTTGGTGCTGTTTTAGAAGTTATGAAAGCATTATCACCTTTAGTAGGAAAAGTAATAAACGCAATCAATGATATTACAACAGCAATTGCAAGTGAGATAAACGGACTTGCTAACATGGCAGCCGAACTTCTTAAGAAAGCATTAGCATTACTTATCGGAAGTTTTGGTTCAGATGAGTGTAAGAAGAAAGTATTAGAAAATACTGGCTCACCAGAAATGAAAGACGCAATTGAAAAACTAAATCACCCATTGGGACATGGTAATCCTCATATAGTAGGTACAACAGAAGATAACAGAGCAAATGCTGAAAATGTATTAAGAGCAATGAACGATGCGAACGAAAATGCATTAATTGACGATGGTGTCCCTCAAAACCCATATTCAACTCATGGACAAACTTATACTGCAAAAGATGAAACTATACATGACAGTTCATCTGGAGAAGCAGATTACTGGACTCGTAAGATACGCTCAAAGCAATATCTTAATATGCATAGAGACTGGATGCCTAGACAAAAAGATTATATGAGAGATTCAGGAAACATAATATCTGAAATGCAGGGAGCATTATCAACAAGTGATTTTACAAACAAAAAAGAATTAAAAATTAGATTAAAAGATTTAATAAGAGAACAATACGCTCAATCAAAGAAAATTCAAGGAATGAGAACTCGATACAAACATGAGTTTGAATATGTAACAAAAAATATTAATATCCGAGATAAGATAGATGATGCTAATGAGAGAAAAATTGCAGAAGCATATAGAGACAGAATCTATCCAGCCATGGAACGCACATATAATGCGGCCGTCACTTCATTAAATAATACAAAAGCCGAATGGAGTAGTATTGACATTCAGTTGTATACATGATATACTATTCAGTACGATAATTGCACTATTTTAAGATAAATACAAGAAAGTGATATTTTCGGGAATATATTATGAAGGTAAATGAAATAATTAAACAAGTAGAAGAGGGAGTAGATGACCCTCATATTTTTAAGGCAGTTTTCATGGCAGGTGGTCCAGGAAGTGGCAAATCTTATATTGCAAAATCAAGATTATTAAAGGGTGGTGGCTTAAAAATCGTTAATTCAGATGATATATTTGAGTTTAAAATGGACAAAGCGGGTCTAGATTACGAAGACCCAGATGTTATATATAGTCCACAAGGTCAAGAAATTAGAAATAAAGCAAAAGAAACTACATCAACAATGGAAGAGGGATATCTTAAAGGTAGACTAGGATTAATTATTGATGGCACAGGCAGAGAGATAACCAAGATAGCAAAAGCAAAAGAAAGACTAACGCAAATGGGTTATTCGTGTATGATGGTTTTTGTTAATACAAGTTTGGAAATAGCACAAAAAAGAAATTTAGAAAGAAAACGAGTATTGCCAGCAGAAGAAGTAGAAAAAATGTGGAATGCAGTACAGAATAATATGATGAAATTTCAGCAGTTGTTTGGTGATGGAAAGTTTCAAATTGTTGACAATAATGGTGGTCTTGAAGACCCAGAAAGAGCAGAGAATTTTGCAAAAGTTGAGAAAAACATTATGGCTTTTATTTCTCGCCCACCTTCAAATCGTTATGCTAAACAATGGATAGAAAATGAGAGAAAGAAAAAGAATGCAACTCTCAAATGAGAATAGGTAGAATATGGAGTCAGTAATAATAAAAGAATTATCTGAATTTAGAAAAGACATAGATTTAGATTTTATTAAAAAGACTCACGTTCATTATTGTACACCTTGCTATGCAGGTCAAATAACAGAACCATATTTTAGGTCATGGACTAAAGGTCACATGATGTTCACAAAATATAATATTCCATACACATTAACAACTTCAGCAAACGAAAGTTTAGTATCACGTGCAAGATGTCACATGGTAGCATATTTTATGGCTAATCCAGAGGCAACACATATGATGTTTATTGATGCTGATATTAATTTTGATGCAATTGATATATTACATATGTTGCAACATGACAAAGATGTTATTGTTGGTGCATATCCTAAAAAAGAATTAGACTGGGTATCTATAAAAGATGCATCAGAAAGAGGATTAGATATAGGAACACTTAAGGATTGTGCGGCAAATTATGCCTTAAATCCTGACTGGGAATATAAGGAAGAAACAGACACACGTAGTTTGAAAATAGAAGATGGATTAGTAAAACTTAAAGATGCAGGCACTGGATTTATGATTATCAAAAGAAGTGTTATTGAAAAGATGATAGAAGCATATCCTGACTTGTATTTTAATAATGATTTGCATTTTGAAGAAGAATTTGCAAAGTGGACATATTTGTTTTTTGATACGATGCACGAAGAGGGTACTAAGAGATACTTAAGTGAAGACTATGCATTTTGTCGTAGATGGCAAAAACTTGGTGGTGATATATGGTTAGACCCGTTAGTTAAACTAGACCATGTAGGACACTACACTTTCAATGGTAATGTGAGTAAAATGTTTTATTCGTCTACTCCAAAAGACGGAGATTTAAAAGCATAACTACTGTAATAAGATATAATAATAGAGGACGTAAAATGGGATTAATTAAAAAGTTTGAAAAATCATATGCAAGTAAAGAACACGAGGAGATGTCACTTTCTGATTATCTTACATTGTGTAAGGAAGATTCTTTAGCATATGCATCAGCAGCCGAAAGATTACTGGATGCTATTGGAGAACCTGATGTTGTTGATACGAGTAATGATGCTAGATTGAGTCGTATCTTTTTAAATCGTACAATTAAAGTTTATCCAGCATTTGAAGACTTTTACGGCATGGAAGAAGCAATTGAAAGACTAGTTGCTTATTTCAGACAATCAGCACAAGGTCTTGAAGAAAAGAAACAAGTATTATATCTATTAGGACCAGTTGGTGGTGGTAAATCATCATTAGCAGAACGCCTAAAAGAGTTAATGCAAAAGCACCCAATTTATGTACTTAAAGCAGGAAATGAAATCTCACCAGTATTTGAATCACCACTAGGACTATTTGACCCTAAAGAGTTTGGTGCAGATGCTAAAAAAGAATTTGATATTCCATCACGTTATTTAACTGGACTATTGTCTCCATGGGCAGTAAAAAGATTAGATGAATATGAAGGCGACATTTCAAAATTTAGTGTTGTGAAAATGTACCCATCTAAGTTGAAGCAAATAGGTATTATGAAGACTGAACCAGGTGATGACAATAACCAAGATATTTCAGCATTAGTTGGTAAAACTGATATTCGTAAATTAGAATACTTCTCACAAAATGACCCAGATTCATACGCATTCTCTGGTGCATTATGTCGAGGTAATCAAGGTATCATGGAATTCGTAGAGATGTTTAAGGCACCAATCAAAGTCTTGCATCCACTACTAACAGCAACGCAAGAAGGAAACTACATGGGAACTGAAGGTATTTCAGCAATTCCATTTAGTGGTATTGTAGTTGCTCACTCAAACGAAAGTGAATGGGAAACATTCAGAAACAATAAGAACAACGAAGCATTCTTAGACAGAGTATACATTGTTAAAGTGCCATATTGTTTACGTGCCACCGAAGAAACATCTATCTATAAGAAGATGCTAAATTCGTCAGGACTAGACAGTAGTAAATGTGCGCCTCATACTTTAGATTTGTTGTCACAATTCTCAGTCCTTTCGAGACTAAAAGAACATAAAAACTCAAACTTGGCAGCCAAGATGAGAGTCTATGACGGTGAAAACTTACATGACATAGACCCCAAAGCAAAGTCAATGCAAGAGTATAAAGATGTCGCAGGTGTAGATGAAGGAATGAATGGAATGAGTACTCGTTTTGCATTCAAAATTCTTTCACAGACATTCAACTTTGACCCAGAAGAAATTGCGGCAGACCCAGTTCATCTAATGTATGTATTAGAAACTGCAATCAAACGTGAACAATTTCCAGAAGAAACGGAAAATGAGTTACTTGGATTTATTAAAGAACATCTAAGTGTTAAGTACGGTGAACAAGTAGGAAAAGAAATTCAGAAAGCATACTTAGAGAGTTATAACGAATATGGACAAAATCTATTTGATAGATACTTAGATTATGCTGACCACTGGATTCAGAACATTGATTATAAAGATGCTGACACTGGTAATTTGTTTGACCGTTCTATTCTTAATGAAGAACTTGAGAAGATTGAAAAGCCTGCAGGTATTGCCAATCCAAAAGACTTTAGAAATGAGGTTGTGAATTGGGTATTACGTGCAAGAAGTAACTATGAAGGTAGAAACCCACCTTGGACTTCTTATGAGAAGATGAAAGAAGTGATTGAACACAAAATGTTTGCAGGAACAGAAGAATTGCTTCCAGTGATTTCATTTGGTAGTAAGAAATCAAAAGAAGACCAATCTAAACATGATGATTTCATTGATAGAATGGTAGCAAAGGGTTACACAACAAGACAAGTTAAACGATTAGTTGAATGGTATATGCGAGTACAGAAGTCTAACTAGAGGAAGGCTTTCATGGCAAATACAATTATTGACAGAAGAAAGAATCCAGGTTCAAAGTCCTCTGACAATCGACAAAAATTTATCAAAAGAACTAAAAAAGAAATACGTAAAAGTATACATGATACTTTAGGTAAACGTAGCATCAAAGGTTCTAGCGATGCACAAGATGTAGTCATTACTCGAAAGGGTATTGATGAACCTCAATTCGGTCATAATCCACAAACAGGCTCACGTGATATTGTTCTTCCAGGCAATAAAGATTTTGTCGAGGGCGATTTACTACAGAAGCCAAAAAGTGGACAGGGCAAAGGCGGTGGTGAGAGCGAAGCAAGTAATGAAGGCATAGGCGAAGATGAGTTTGGCTTTGCATTAAGCAATGATGAATTTGTCAATATCTTGTTCGAAGACCTAGAACTACCTCACATGATTTCTAAAGAAAACAAAGCAGTCGAAAGATTTGAACTCACTCGTAGTGGTTATACCAATGATGGTAATCCAGCACAAATGAATTTAGAGAAAAGTATGGTCAATTCTATTGGTCGTAAGATTGCTTTAAAATCACCAAAACTAAAAAAGATTAAAGAATTAGAAGCAGAATTAGAAACCTGTAAAGACAAAGAACGTAGAGTTGAGATTGAAGAAGAAATTAGTAAGTTGCGTATCAGAGCAAATGCTATTTCATTTGTAGACCCAGTAGATTTACGATATAACAATTTCAGTAAAAAACCAGCACCAATTTCACAAGCAGTCGTATTCTTTATTATGGATGTGAGTGCAAGTATGACAGAACAACACAAAGACTTAGCAAAGCGTTTCTTTATGTTACTTAATCTATTTGTATCTCGGAAGTATAAAAGAGTAGAGTGTGTATTCATACGACATCATATATTAGCAACTGAGTGTACTGAAGAAGATTTCTTTAATAATAAAGAAAATGGCGGTACAATAGTATCAAGTGCATTCAAACTTTCTAAAGAAATTGTTGATGACCGATATTCGCCAAATGAATGGAATATATACTTCGCTCAAGCAAGTGATGGTGATAATTTTGACAACGACAATGAAGAACTTAAGAATATTATTGCTAATGATATATTACCTATAACTCAATATTTTAGTTATATTCAAGTAGGCCAAAAGCGACATGGTTATTACAATAGTGGAAACTTACTACAAGAATATGTATCATTACAAGCAAAGAATAAGAATATGGTAACCAAGCATATAGAAGATAGTTCAGATATATATCCAGTGTTTAGAGAAATATTTAAAATCAAGGGAAAAGATGAGTAATTTAATATACACAGGTTCTAGTTGGAATTTCGATAAACTATATCGTATGATGGATGCATGTGAAGAAATTGCAGTTAACGATATGGGTCTTGATTGTTTCCCTAATCAGATTGAAATCATTACAGTAGAGCAAATGCTAGATGCATACTCAAGTGTTGGTATGCCATTGATGTACAATCATTGGAGTTTCGGTAAAAGTTTCATTTCGAATCAAAAACAGTATAGTGCAGGGCAGATGGGATTAGCATATGAGTTAGTAATTAACTCTAATCCTTGCATCAACTATCTTATGGAAGAAAACTCTATGACAACACAATCTCTTGTGATTGCTCATGCGGCCTTTGGACATAATCACTTCTTTAAGAACAATTATCTGTTTAAACAATGGACATCACCTGATGCTATCGTAGATTACTTGTTGTTTGCTAAACGATATATAAGAGAGTGTGAAGAAAAGTATGGTGTAGATGCAGTAGAAGAAACATTAGATGCATGTCATGCCATTCAATATCAAAGTATCAATAAGTATAAACGACCTAACAAGATATCTGCACGTGAAGAAGCAGAACAACAACGCACAAGAAGTGAATACTTACAGTCACAAGTAAATGACTTATGGCGTACATTACCAGAATCTAAAAAAGAAGAGAAAAAAGAGGAAAAGAACTGGCCATCAGAGCCAGAAGAAAACTTATTATATTTCTTAGAAAAGCACTCTCCAGTTTTGACATCATGGCAACGTGAACTATGTAGAATTGTTAGACGAGTAGCACAGTATTTTTATCCTCAATATCAAACAAAAGTAATGAATGAAGGCTTTGCAAGTTTTACACATCACTATATCTTTAATAAGTTGTATGACCAAGGTAAAGTTGATGATGGTGCTATGATTGAATTCTTTAGATTACATAGTGCAGTATTAAATCAACCATCGTTTGATTCACCTAATTATGGTGGATTCAATCCATACGCACTAGGCTTTGCTATACTGAAAGATATTCAACGAGTATGTACAGAGCCAGATGATGAAGATAAACATTGGTTTCCTCATCTAGTAGACACAGATTGGCGTGTTACGATTAGAGATATTGCCGCTAATTACCGTGACGAGAGTGCTATTCTGCAATTTCTAGGACCTAAAGTTATTCGTGACCAAAAGATGTTCAATTTGCATGATGAGGTTCATTATGATGATTATAGGGTTACATCAATACACGATGACAGAGGATATAAAAAGATTCGCAAGAATTTAAGTTCTACTTATGAAACAGCCGCTATGATACCTGATATTCAAATAACAAATGCTGATATTAGAGATACACGTGACTTGACTTTATTACATGAAAGTTATAAAGGAAAGAGATTAGACGAAAAAACAGCAAATCAAGTTTTATCACATGTACAGAAACTTTGGGGTTATAAAGTAAAACTGTATACAATGCATGGTGATACATTATTAGATGTATTTGAGTGTAAACAAGTCTCAAATGAAAAAGTAGGCTCAAATCTCATAGTATAACTTATATTTTAAGTAATTTTACTGTTGCATATTGATTCCAGATATGCTATAATTAAATAAAACACTATTATGGAGAATACTTAATGAGAACAGTTATATGTGCCAAATATGGTAAAGAACTACCTGCATTACAATCAGCACCATTTCCTGGTCCCGATGGTGATAAAATCTTAGAAAGCATATCTGAACAAGCATGGTACGAATGGCTTGAAATGCAAACTATGTTTATCAATGAAAATCAATTAAATATGATGGACTCAAAGGCAAGAGAATTCTTAGCAGAACGCAGAGAAGAATTTCTATTTAAAGGTGGTGAAAAACTTGACCCGCCTACTCCTGTTTAAATGAAATCATTAGTATACAAATTATACACTGGCGGTGCTATGGTTAATGGACATGGTACTGTTTATGGTGGATGGATATTTGATATACTAGATAGAGCAGGACTTACCTGGATAAATGAAAATGTAACCAGCAAGATGGGTGATACAGCCGCCGCTACTAGTTCATCATCAGTAAAATTTCATAGTGCTATAATGCCATTTGGATTTATTGAAGCATACGCAGAATGCATTGACATCTCAGTAGGAAATATTACTGTTGAGGTTGAACTACATTATAGAAAAAGCGAGAGTACTGAATCAGAGATAGCCGCAAGTGGCACACTTTCATTTAGTTTAGTAGATAGAGATACACGAAAATTACAAAGAGTTCCAAGGGAGATAATAGATGCAATCAAAGGGTAAAGTATTAGTAACTGGCGGAACAGGATTTATTGGTACAGAATTAGTAAAGCAGTTACATCAAAAAGGTTATGATATAACTATTTTAGATAGAGCAGACAAACCTGTAGGATTAGAACATGTTAAGTATATTAAGGGAGACTTATCAAATGCCGCAAGATGTGTGATGGCTTGTGCAGGGCAAGATTATATTATTCACCTGGCAGCCAAAGCCAGAATACCAGAAAGTTTTATTAATCCTGATGAATACTTTGATAGTAATGTAACAGGAACAAGAAACATATTAACGGCCGCTAGTGCAGTTGGTGTTAAGAAGTTTGTATATGCTGGTTCTAGTTCAGTTTATGGAAACAATACAGCACCTAATAAACCAACTCATAAACCAGACCCACTCAATTATTACGCAATGTCAAAATTATTTGGCGAACATCTATGTAAGCAATACAAGATTATGTTTGGTTTGAACTATAACATCTTACGATTCTTTACTGTGTATTCAGAAAATCAGCCAACTTCTTTATTGTTTGGAAAGTTTGCCCAAATGGTTAAAAATGGTGAGCCAGTAACTATTCATGGTGATGGAGAATACAAAAGAGATTACATTCATGTATCAGATGTTGCGAGGGCATGTATTGCCAGTATGGAAAGTAAAGTTAAGAATGATACGTTCAATGTAGGTACTGGAAATAATATATCAGTCAATGCAGTTGTTGAAATATTAAGAAAACATGCACCAGACTTAGAAGCAATCAATGTAGATAAACCAAGAGGATATGCACCAGAGACGTTAGCAGATATTAGTAAGACTAAAAACTTATTACATTGGTCACCAGAAATTAAGATAGTTCCTGGACTAAATGCTATGTTTGAAGAAATATTTAAAAGAAAATAACGTGTCAGAGTTTAGAGAATTTTATATACAAGAAGGAGCAGGTAGTAATTTTTTAGCAAGTAAGTGTCTGTGGGCAGATGATAAAACTAAAAAAATAGAAATATATAAGGCAGACTCTTCGGTTAATGAGTTCTTTTATCATAGAGCAAAAACTCCAGCAGAATGGACATGGAGACCCCAACCCAAAGGTTTAGCAATAAGTTCTCCTGAAAAAATAAAGACAGTACTAACAGAATTACATCTGTGGATTAACAAGAATTATACAAATCAATCAAATTTTGAGTCCGAGAACAGAGAAAGGGTCATAAGAAATATAGATAAATTGTGGACAGAAGATTGGTCTTATTGGACTTTTGATTTTTTCGCTTTTATGGATTTTGAGAAATCAAAATGGAAAGATACAGAATATCCTATAGAAGTAATAAACATGATACATCAGGTACAAGATTGTTTTGCAACGTCCAGAGAATACTATTTTAAGAGATGCCAAGAAAAGAATTGGGACACATTTCTAATAACACATAGCCATCCATTCTTAGGAATTTCTCCTAGAATAAAACTACCAGAGAATTTTAAAACATTAGCAATGGAATTAGATGTAGAGGCAGATATGTTTTGTGCTGGATTACAGGATTTAAAGTCTAGCAATGGAAAATCTATTGATGAGATTGAATTAAAGTTTGAGCAGATGGACGATTTGTTTTCTAATATGAGTGTTAGTCTTTCTGACGATAAAGTCAGTTATAGAAAGATATTCTTTGAAAATAATGAAGATGAAATAAGAAAAATATATGATTTTTTTGATAATGAAGAATATTTTGAAGAAAATAAAACGAATATTATAGCAGAATTTAGAGAATATCATGACAAAAACATGTCAGTTATACAAAAGTTTGCACCAGGTTTGTATAATCAATTAAAAACCCGATAAATACAGTAGAATATTAATAAGGAAGAATTATGAAATTAGTTGATAAAGATGACAAGATATTAAAAACTAAGTGTGACGAACACATCCTTTCAGAGCATTCTGAGAAGTTAGTATACGATATGATTGTAACAATGCAAGAAAAAGATGCAATTGGTCTTGCCGCGCCACAAGTTGGTGAGAACACTAGTTTAATGATAATAGGTCATAAAGATACTGGATTCGTAGTATGCATAAATCCAGAGTGGTCAATAGCAGAAAATAGCGAAGATGAAGAGTTCTTAGAAGGATGTGTTAGTTTTCCTGGACTAGAATTAAAAATCACTAGACCCAATAGTATCATAGGAACATTTACAAATCTACAAGGAGAGAGAAAGTCAACAACATTTGTTGGAGTATGGGCACAAGCATTTCAACACGAATGTGACCATCTTAATGGCGTCACATTTGATACTCTCTAATGAACTTTTCTGAATATACCTTAGTTAGTTTCGGTGATAGTTTCACCTTTGGTCAGGAGACAGTTCCAAATATTGAGTCCAATATTGATGATATTCGACCAGCACAAAAGAAATATAAATCTGACTGTAATCGAAACTCATATACTCAAGTTATTGCCGACAGAATGGGATTCAAAGATAATTTGAATTTTGGAGTAATGGGCTCTTCTAACGAAAAGCAATTGATGTTATTAGAATCATTCTTACGTTCAAATTCAATATCAAAAATATTTGTTTTATTCAATTTTACTCATACTCATAGATATGTTCAGTTTCTTAAGGTAAATAATGAACCAAGATATCAGATAGCGGATATAACACCCAGAACAGAGTTCACAAAGGATTATTTCACAGGCATAGATTCTAAAAGTATA